GATCGGTCCACTATGCTCTACAATTTACATGGTTTTGTGGAGTCTAAAAGTGGTAAGCTGCGCAACCCCCATTATGTTACGTCAGTGCAAGACGAACTCGCTGGCATTTTGTGTGATTTGGTTCCTCAACAGCCAATGAGGCCGCCGCCAACCATTCAAGATCTCATGGCCATCTTTCCAAGGTTGCCTTCGGAGACCACGGCGGGCATATGGGGTGCTCTACAAGTTCCTGGTGTTACAAAGAAGAGAGACTTGAGTGCAACAAGTCGCACTAGGATTTGTGAGCTTGCCTTGAAGATGGATGATTCGTGGAGATCCGGTAAACCTCTCAGAGCCCCATGCTATGTAGTCAACAAAGTTGACAAGTACTCAGCAGAGAAGGTTGAGAAGTGTAAGATCCGTACTATTCAGTATTGGGACGTTGTGCACCACATTTTGTTCGTTTGGTACTCTACCTTTGGAGGTGAGTCATTCGACACATGGGTTGCTGGAAATCGATTCCCACTGAATGAATGGGCGATGGGCTCTGACATGCATCAGATTGCTGCTGGAGCTGCTGCCCTACAAGATGTGTACGGACGGACCACCACGATTGACGTGTCCGGTTGGGACCGTTCATTGCCTTTGGAGTTCACGGGCGCATACATGCATTATTTATATTCAAGATTAGGCCTTCCTCGGGCCTGGCTTCGTTGCATGTTGGAGATTGATTTATTCCCAGAGTATGTGGTAGACGGACAGACCGTCATTCACCTTCGTGAGTCTGAAACCGGCATTCCTTGTTCTAGCTGGTGCAGCGGTAAGGTGGATACACTCCGGGGTAATTGTCTCATTAATGCAGCCGTGATACGGGCCTTCCGGAAGGCCATGGCAAACAAGTCGTTGAGAGATAAGATTGCTGCCAGCAGTAGCAGCCTGATCGGGATCGTCTTGACTGAGCTCAAGCGTTGGGCCGTTCCTTTGTCTGAGAAACGACCGATCTGTATCCTCATGGGGGACGATAATATCATCTCTGGTGATTTTGATGAGCAGGAGGTCATCCGGTTTTACTCAATGGTGGGCATGGAGGCCCGTCCCGAAGAGAAATCGACCTTCTGTGGTGGTGAGCCTACTTCATTTGGAGCCCATGCACCTTTGATGGTGGTGCTTGGGCGGCATTTGACAATTCCAGGCGGAGCTTTGTGTCGCACTCCAGATGCGCTGGCATCCTTATTCGCAGCGGCTGGTCTTGGTGATACGCGATTGCGCATGCAAGCATCATTATTTCATGCGGTCGCCCTGCTTTGGTTGTCTGGCCTCCAAACAAGAGAAGTTGAGGCGTTTGGACTGTTTGGGAGGTGGGTTGGGTGCAAATCTTCAACGATATATTCTTCGTGCACTTTATTCTCTCCAAACAGTCCTATCACCGTTCCATCTTATGGCAGGGGGGCGTTCATCGCAACCCAAACGTATGCTGGGCCCAAAGCCTGGCAACAAGGGGCCTTCCAAGCCCAAGGGCGGTCAGAAGCGACCTGCCCAACAACAACAACAGCGTAAGCGCCGTGGACGGCGCAATCGCGGTCGTGGTCGTCAAGCACT